TCCGCAAATCGACAACAATCATTTTTTCCCCACACAAACGGCTCATTCTTTTTTTGCTGAAAATATTTTGCTAGTAGTGCCGGCCAATTATCTAAACGTTTCATAATTAATATTTCATTGTTGCTTTTACTTGCGCTTTTGAAAAAACAATAATTTCTTTATTTGCCATTGTATCGGCATATTTAAAAAAATTGTCAGTTGGCCTTACGCGCTTTAAATCTTGGTCCGAAAATCTTAATAATCTAGGTTTATCCCATTCAATCAAACGATTTTCAGCAGTCACAGACACAATGCCTTGAGCCTCATTGAAGCTTTGAGAATCTAGCAACCCCTGCCACACATTAGAATCAATTGCAATTGTTGGCGGCTCTGTCGATTGATTCAATACGGCCATTTGAATAGTAATTTTTTTGCCTTGAATGTTTTCACTCAATACTCCCGCAATATGCGCCTGCGTGATGCCTGCTAACGTTAATGTAAGGCCATTCACTCCGTCGCTTGATTCCTCTATAGGTGCAATTGTTCCCAGTCCCCTTGTACCCGTGTAAGTATCAGCGCCAATAATAATATCAAAATCAAGACTAGTTAAAAATAAATTACCGCTTGTTAATTCTAATTTTGCAAGCCAAAACCAGCTCACAAATTCACCGGATATTGAACTTGCAAACGATGCTGAAATGGTAGGTCTAACGGCCATTAAAACACCTCGATTAAATCAATTGTTAAAGGTGTAGCCACTTGACCAACTCTTGCAAAGTCGCCAACATTAGAGTTATAAAGCCACTTAGCTGTAGGTGCATTAAGCACCACCGCTGTATCAATTGGATAAGTTGCCCTTGATGGTATTGCCACCGTCACAGTCATAACCCCGCCTGCGCTCGATGTCGCATCAAAAGCAGTCATGAATAATTGTGAGCCAATGCCCAACATTGAACCGGCCAATAATGTTTTACTTGCACCGCAATTTTTTAAAACAACTGTTGAGCCAAATTGCGCTAATGTTGAGCTCAACAAAACGCCCGTTGTATTGATTGTGCCTAGTGGTTTTTTTCGGTCTAACCTTGGCATAACTATTTTATGTTGTCGTCTAATCAGCGAAAAAAAGCCCTCAATTTCTGCTCTATCAGCAGGCAAATGATTATCATAAATTAGACTACAAGCCCACCTTGCACCAGGTAATGAAGTAGTTTGAATTGCGCCCGACAATTGGCTTTCAAAAACTCGCGCATTATCCCTAAAGCCCCAAATAATAGAGCGAGGAATAAAAATTCTTTCAGCCGGAAAATTATAATCAGCCATTACATTCGCCCTCTTTTTCTGTCGTCAATTAATTGCTGCCTAGCCATAGCCGCCCCCAACATTGCGGCATCTAAAACCTGCCCCCTGTCGTTTGCACCTGAAAAATTATAGGTCTGATTAATAACAACATTGCGCCCACCGCTTGAAACTTGCTGGCCTTTTGTGTGATCGACAACTGTTTCATCTGGGTGTAAGACGGCATAAAAACCGCCCTTGCCATCTACACCGCCCGACCTTGTGCCGGTGCCCGTATAACCACCGCCATCAAAACTAAATAGGCCGGCCAACCACCCACCTGCAGCTTTGGCGATTGGCGCAATAATTTGCTGTTGCACAATCATGTAAGCAAGGTCAGCCGCTAATTTTTCTAAAAGCCTACCAAAATCCCCGCCATCTTTAATAGCAGTCATAAATGTATTAGTAATCGCACCCTCAAAACTTCTTGATAATTCGGTATTGGTTTTTATTTTTTCGCCCTGATCATCTGCACCCGCTTTGTAAGTATCAAAATAACTTTGTGTTGCTCGCTCTAACGTTTCTAAATTAATTGCACCCGCTTGATACAAGCGATTAATGTTTTCAATTTGGTTAGCATAAATTTCTGCAGGCGTCCGCATTTGTTCAAAAATGCTTTTACCTTGACTCATTAAATCTTCTTGCAAGTCTTTTCGTCTTTGTTCTGCGTCCTCTAGCGCTTGTTGAAAATCTAACTCTTTTTTGTCAGCATCCACAATTTGCGCTGAGTTTAAAATTCTTTCTTTTTGCGATGGTAGTATTTTACCGAATCGACCGCTTTCAATTTCTGCTATTGCTTTTTGTTCGACTGTTTGATCTTTGAATTTTGAATTTTGCTGATCGAGTGACTTAATGTAGTCGTCAATTGCTTTTTGCTGTTGCTCTGCGTCCCGCTTAGCCCTCTCTGCTTCGCTTTGCGCTTTTGATGCAAATCGACTTCTATCAGCCGCTAATTTTTTAATCCTGTCTTCTTCTGCTTTTTGCGCTTTGGCAATGTCTGTAGTTGTTTCTAAAACGCCTTCATTTGTGCCTTTAATCCGGCCTTGATAACCTTTTTGATTAAATGCGCTGACCGGCTCTTTACGTTTGCTTGGGTCTGCCAATTCAACGCCAACAAAAGGCACTAAGCCGGCCATTAATCGCAACGTTCTAATTGAATTACTCATCTTTTCAATTGGACCATTGTATTCATTAATTGAATTGTTAATGCCTTTAAAAACCGATGTAATGGCCGGTAACAAATCAAGTGCTAAACTTCTGCCTGTTGCGCTTGATTGGTCTTCTAATTTTTTTAATTCCTCATTGTATTTTTTGGTGTCATTGAGTGCTTTGTCACTCATGATTACGCCCGCTTCTTTGGCCTTCTCGCCCATCTCTTTCATTGCTTCGCCATTGTTACGCAACAATGGTACAAGCAAGGTCGAGTCATTGGCTAACGCCTCCATGTAAAACGTCATTTGTTGCTGGCTTACTCCTGCTTTTTCTAAGCTGGAAACGTAAAGCTGTAAAGCTTCTGGCCCACTTAACCGCCTGAAACTATCAGCCGTAACACCTACTTTCGGTGCGATAACATCAAAAAAATCTTTTAGCTCGCCACCGCCCGTAGTGAAAAAATCACCGAATTTATCGTTTACGTCTTTTAAAATATCGCCTAATTTGTCTTGCTCAATGCCTACCGACTTCGCACCATAGGCCAACTTCTGAAATGTATCGGTTGAAATGCCGGCCAAAGTCGAAAGGTTTTGAACTTCTTTTGCATAGTTGGCCGTATCAGTTACAAGATTTGCAATAAAACGGATGCCTTCAATACCTGCGTAGGCCGATACGATACCCTTTAACGAATCGCCAATTTTGCCGAATGAATCAGATATTGAATCAGCTTGTTTTTTTGCACTGCTTGAAACTTTTTTAATCTCGTTTTCAAACGATGCCATCTTGGCCGTTATATCAACCGTTAGTTGTGCTATTGCCATTTTATTTTCTCGCTAGTTCTTGCATAGTGCTTTGTAACACCTGCCAATCATCAACATGATAAAAAGTATCGTATAAAGGCCACAAAGCAGGGTTAAAGCCGCCGCACCAATTAAAACAATGCAAAGCTTTACTGGATAGTTCACAAAGCTCTGGCGGCTCATTAATAAGCCCCAGTTCTTTTGCCGCTTCATTGGTGTTTTCACTTTGAAACTCTTTTAATGCAATTAGTTTTTTTTTGCGTTTTCGACTATTTCACGCCTCTCAAAAACTTTAACTAGCAAAGCTTCTGAGATTGTGTCGTAATTGTTTTTATTCGCATCTAAAAAATCGCTCACTAATTGCTGATCAAAATCGACAACATCATCTTGATTTTCATTCGTCAAATAACCAACCGTTACGCCCGCCCAACCTGTGACCGCTGATTCAGTTACAGCCCGTTTGAATAGTAGCATAGCCTCTGGCTTGTTTTTCTCGCCTAAACCCGCTTTAACGGCCTGCAATTGAACATCAAAATCAGAGGGGATAATCAAATCCACTCTGATTGCGCCTAATTCAAGGCTCATTGATTTTTGAGCCTTGATTTTACGTTTTAAGTCGTTAATGTCCATTTATTAAGTGGTGTAACGTGTTGCTCTGCAAGTGGCACTAAAAGCCAAGCCTAAAGTATTAAGCTGTCCGCTTGCAATAGCTGGCGTTTTTGACATTGACCAATAGCCATTGGTTAAAGTACGTGAGCCATTGGCAAAAACCATACGCAAAGGTGAAACTGTGTTAGCGTCTGAAATTGCATCAACAATCGGATACCATGCTAATGATGGGTCATCAAAAACTGTCATTGTAAAAGTTGTAACACTTCTACCATCTGGAATTTGTTTATCATCTGGATCATCTAAGGTCGAGCTTGGTGCATATTTTGGCTCACCACCTGCAACCGCTAAACCACCGTCTTTTTTGATCGACGTGATCTCTGTCCACGTTGAAATTTTTTGAACTGAACCCGTGCCCGAACCTGCAGGGTACTGATCAAGTGAAACCGTGTTAATGCCTTCCAGTGTCACGCTATTGGTGACCACTGTTTTAACTCGTGCTACTCTGTAATCCAATAAACTCCAACCCGAACGAACCACAACATAATCACCGACAATTAAGCCGTGACCCGCTGCTACTGTTAAAACTGTTTCAGCCGCATTTGTAGCCGCTGTAACTGCATAAGATGTCGCCAAAGTGGACGCAACGGCAACTTTTGTACCGGTAGGCAATGATAAAGCCATTTTTAAAACTCCTATTTTCTAAAATTAAAACTCATAAATTCCGACTGTAACACTTTCTCCGTGTTCGTCTAACTCTTCATTATACAAGTCATTTCTGTCTGCAACGTCGTGAATTGTTGAAACAAAAATGCCTTCTATAATTTGTGCAATATTTGCTGACTGTGATCTGGTATCAGCCCATATCTGAATCTCAATTTGTGCTAGCCTAGCTAAAATATTATTATCTAAATCTTTTTCATAAGTCGTGCTTGAACGTGAAAACATAATAAACGGCTTTTGCCATTCCTGTTCTGCCCTGTCCGACACAATGCGACTACCGACAATGGCCGTCAATGCTGCACTTGATGTTAGCAATTGCCTCAATATTAATTCAGCTTGCATTGTCTTGACCCCTAATAAACTTCACAAATTCCGTTTCAATAATTTTTAGTGATTCAGGTAATTTTGTTGCGCCTGATTCAATAAATTTAACACCTCTAATTGAGTATAAAGGTGCTTTAACCGTCCTAGCTTTTTTTCTTTTTGTTGTTTTTTTTCTATTGCCAGGTGACCAACCATAATTAATAAACTTCCAGTAAAAAGGGTCAGTTTTTGACCTTGCGCCTCTTTGACCTTTTGGTGCTGGCTTTACATTGACAAAAACGCCAATATCTTTTTTTCGCCTATCGACGCTTGATGTTCTGACTTTGATCCGACTTCTAACCAAACCTCTTGTTCTTGTTTTTGTCTTTGATTTTCTAGTCTTTAAAACTGGAACATTTTTCCTCATCTGCTTTGCAACTGGCTCTGCACCTAATTTCAAAGCATCCTTAATCGCTTTTGTTCTTAACTTTTTTTCTACATTTTCAAGCGCAAATTTTAAGTTTTCAATGCCTAAAATCTCTACATTACTTGCCATCTTTTATTCCCTCGATAGCAATTAATTCCAACCAATCTTTTCGCCCCTCTAAAGGCACAACGCCCGTTATGTCATAGGCTTTATTGTCGTATTCAATCCGATTCAATGCCGTTATGTCAGCACGATAACGCACCGTAAATTTAACTGTGTTTTCTGCGTTTACTTGAGCGGCTGCGAAAAATTCACGGCCTCTAATTGCCATTACATTAGCCCACAATTCAGCCAATAGAACCCATGAAATTACATTCTGACCGTAGCTATCTTGAGTGACAACCCGACTCATTATTTTGATTCTGTAACGCAATTTTGAGGCATCCATTGCTTACACTCCCATGCCTAGGCGATATGGGTCAAGCAACCACTTAATCACGTTTGGAATTTGCAAACCTTGAACTTGCGCAACTTCTGCAGGTTCTCTGTTTTCGTAAATTGTTGCAGTCTGTAGCAATATGGCCGACTTAACGGCATCATCCACTACCAAACCTGTAGCATCGCTACCCGCAGAAGTTGCGTATAGCGTCCTAGCCAAATAATTTGAAATTGATTTTTCAGAAGCATTCAAATAAATCTGAATCAATGTATCTTCTGCGTTGCTATCTACTCGCAAATGTAGCTTTGCTTCTGCTAGTGTTGTAATACTCATTAGCCGTCCCAACCTTCACGATTTTTTTTGTTCATTTTATGGCCTTTCCTCGTAGCGCAATTTTAAAAAACCGTTTGCCGTTGCACCGTCTGTATTGTGCATCCGAATGTAATAAGTACCTGCGCCAAATCCTAATGGCTGACTCTCATCGACTTGTTGCACAATTGCTTTGTTTACGTTACTACCGCTAACAATATCAAAAGCGTCTATCACCGTGCCACCTGTGTGACTGCCACCTGTTGCAAACGTTACCTGACTTTCATAATTGCTTGCTGTGGTCATTTGATTAGTTTTAAATGGCGTGATTGCACTATTAAAAGTGCCCGATTCTGTACCACCTGCCACCAATTCAACCCTCAATTGTGACAATGTTAATTCAACGCCAAAAGCATATAAAATGCTATTTATTGGTGAAACAATTTTCAATACCTGCGTTGCGCCCGATGCAATGCTTAACTCTTTTAAAACCCTAAATTCACGGCCTGCAAAAAACCCTGTCTGGCCTACATCCACTCTTAGCCGTGCATATTGACCGTTACCGTCCGTCATTAAAACTTTTGGAGGGTATGCCTCTACTCTTTCAGCATGAGTCCCGTCTTGCATATCGACTAGCAATTTTTTCATTTCTTGCCATGCAAAAAAGACTTTGTTCATTTTTTAGCTGACTTTTTAACAACTGCTTTGGTTTCAATTGCCTGTTCTAACGGCTTAGAAACGTTTGTAATCGCTTTATTTTCAATGGCCGTAGCCTCGCCCCTATTGATGTACCATTGCGCCTTATGCGCTGGCAAATCAATTTCTTGGTCAGCTACAAGTAAACCTGCAACATCATCATAAACACGTTTTTTTGAAATGATTTTAATTAGCATTTTTTTAAATATGCGCACTGCTTTTTAGGCAATGCGCATTTTTTATTTTACAAAATTAGCAATTAAGCGGCTGGCGTAAACAAGCCGTAACGGATGCCTGCAGGACGCTCCACACCTAAGCCTAAACGCTCCTCTGCTCGAATAGTGATTAAGTTTTTGGTGAAGTCGTCGTTTACATAACCCATCTCAATGACGGCTGTATTGCGGTTATAAATCATTGCGCTGGTACGCAAAGCGGCCACAATAAACGAACCTGCAGGAACGTGATTGCTTAACACAATTTGCAAACCAAACGGATTCATGCCTGCACTTGTGCCGGCCATGCCGTATAGGTATAAGCCTGCGCCTGCGCTCTCTCGTGCTCGCTCCATCGCACCCCAATCAGCCGGATTCACAATAACTGAATCTGGCATATTTCCGGCCGCCCACATCGCATATTTTGCACGATTGATAGCGTCGATTAATAAATCACCTGCAACCGGTGTATAAGCAACGAAGTTACCGCTGTCTGTAAGACCTGATAACTGTGGGCTTGTACCGTTACCGATAATTAATTGAGCGTCAATTTTTTGACCCAAACCGTCACGTAAGCGAGTATCAATGTAAGCAGTGATAGCCGGTGCATCTTCCATTAATTGCTTTGAGATTTTGATGAAATGCGCAACTGTTTGGATTGGTACATCGTATTGCTCGAAAGTCAAAACTGATTCTGGCTTGGCGGCTGCTTGCGCTGTTTCTGCTGCGTTATTGGTCCATGCTAATTCACGCAGTGATTGAACGCTGTTTGAATTGACAGGCACACTAATAATCGCATTGCGAATGGTTAAAGGCGCAAATGAACCTGCGATAACACCTGGCATTTGTGTTGGGAAAGAAGTGCCTGTGCCTGATAACACAGTGTTTTTAACTTCGATACGGCCACTGTTTGCTTTGCCCTCAATCACTGCCTTGTAAGCATCCGATTTAACGAATTGCTCTGAAACTGATTGAGTGGCTTTAACGCCTTCTGGCAATTGAGCGTGTTTTTGCGCTAACTCATTCATTTCACCTGACAATTTTTTGAATTGGTCAGCTAAAGCCTGAACTTCGCCTTTTACTTCTGTATCAACTTTGCCTTTTTCTTTGAGCTGACCCTCGAATTTTTCGATTGCTGACTCTAACTTTTTCTCTTGGGCTTTTAAGCCCGCTTCGATAATGTCTTTTAATTCCATTTTTAGACCTTGTTAAATGACTTAAATAATTGTGCAATTTCTTGCGCTTCTTTTTTGCCATTATCAAAATCGCTTTGAATGACTGACTTAATACGTGACACTACTGCACACGCCTCAAGCCTACTAAGCCCCGCTGAATCTCTCAACGTTGCTTCAATTTCTCGGATGCTGTTTGCTTTTTCAATTGCGCTCTTAATGTTGCTGACAGTTGCGTTAATGTCTGCCGGCTCCTCGACAATTGATATTTCAATTAGCTCAATTTCTTTTAATAATCTTGTGCCGTCTGGGTTTTCAATTGCACTTTTTGCAATGTAACCAATTGACAAACCATCAATTGCACCGTGTTTTAAACTAGCGTAAGTATCAATTGCAGTCGAATGGCCTGGCGTTAATTCGCCCTCAACAAATAAACCCACACTGTCCGTAGTCATGCGCAACCACTTACCAATGACAGGGCCGTAATGATTCCAACGCATCCTAATTGGCCGAACCCTGTCTTTTAAAGTGGCATCATAGGCTTTGGGGTCGATAGTATCACCATACGAATCTACACCGCCAAAAACGCTAGCGTAGCCTGAAAAAGTCATGCCTTCACCGACAAACTTTAAATCTAATTTTTGTAAATCTAATTTTTTAAACTTCATTTTTTAACCTTTTTCAAAAGCAAGTCGTCTGGCATTTCTGGATGCTCTGGCTCGTTTGGGTCTTCGTTTTCGTTGCCATCAATTGGCATCATTGCGCCCTGCATATACAACTTATCACCGCCTTCTTTGGCCGGTAAATTCTCGTATTGTCTGGCCTCGTTTGGAGTCATTACACCGGATGCAATGGCGACTCTATAAGATTCAAAGCGACTCTTTAAATCAGCCCGTAAAAGTGCATCAAAATTGAACTCAAATTCGATATTGTCACGCTCGCTTAAAAGTGCTAAATGCACTTTCATTGATTGCTCGACCTTTTCAAGCAACGGGCGCATAGTCAGCTTATAAAAGCCCTGCATGATCTGTTCAATACCTGAACCCCAAACACTCGTGCCGTTGTTATCATTGACCATGACCGACGGCACACCGTACCACCTGCAAATCTCTGCAATTTGAAATTTTCTACTTGCTAATAATTCAATATCTTGGGGGCTTAACGATACTGCGTTAAATTTAAAGCCACCTTCAAGGACTAAAAGCCTGTCGTCTGTTGATTCAGTTAATGTCTTAAAACTGCTTCTAACTTCTGCTCGTTGCGCTGCAGTTAAAATTTTATCGACCGTCAAAACGCCTGACGGCTTGGCGCCATTTGAATAAATTTTTGTTACGGCTGATTCAGCCGCTTGAGCAATGCCTAAACTGTTGCGCTGGTAGGCCAATGGACTCATTCCGATTGTGCCGTTACCCATTAGTTTCAAGTGCCAAACTCTGGCACTGCTTAGAATAACAATGCTACCATCTTCTTTTGTGTATTGATAAACTAACTCGCCATCGCTTAACATTGAAACGACAATTTGTGAACTCATTAGTGGTAACAAGCTAACAATTCTGTCGCCTAGTTTGTCGATCAAGACAAAAGCATTTCCATGCACGATAAGGTTTAAAAAAACACTCTCGAAAAACTCGTTTTTTGTCTGGTAGCGATTGACCTTACCATTAAATAAAATTGATAAAGGATGAAGTTTTGCTTCTACTCGACCCTGTTCATTTTTTGTATAAACTGTTAAAGGCAAACTAGCCGCAGTTTCTGAAAGCAGTTTCACACAAGCCCAAACCGCTGACAATTGCATAGCTGAGTCATAAGTTACGGGCGATGCACTGGCCGTAGCGTAGCTATTAGGCATTGGCATTTGAACGCCTACCATTCGTCTTAGGCCATCGACCGCCCAGTTATAAATTCCGTTAAATAAATTCATTTATATTAAGATTGGGTTTGACAAAAAACCTGCAAAATCGCCTTCTTCTTCTTGTGTTTTTACCGCTGAAAGTGCCATAACTAAAGCCACCGCCCCGTCAATCCTACCCGTAGCTTTCATCTTGTCAAGTTTTCGGTTATTTGATGCATCTTTTACTACCCTTGAATTGGCAATGCACATTGTCAAAACTGGATTATTGCCGTGTTTTATTTTTTCATTAAGCAACAAAGTTTCTAAATTATCTAATGCCGGTGCCATATCTTTAAAACCTTGGCCAAACTCTATCAATGGCAAATCAATGCTTAATTTTTCAAACTCTTTTTTTAGCAAGTCTATTCGCCACCTGTCAAACGCTATTGCTTCAACATCTAGCCCGTCTAATGCTTCTGCTATCTCTTGAGCTAGCATTGCATAATCAATTGACGCCCCTTGAATGGCCCTGATATAACCTTCTTTTTCCCACGTATCGTAAGGTGCTCTATCACGCTTCGCCCTGTCATTTAAGCCCTTAGCAGGTGTCCAAAACATTGTTTTAACGTGCCAATATTGGCCGTCATAGGCACTAATTGCCATTGCTGTAAGGTCGTTTCTTGCTGACAAATCAAGCCCTACATAAATTTTGTTGTTTTCAAAAACTGATTCATCTATTGCACCACCGTTAGCCAACCAAACACCTTTACTAACAAAAGGTGAAGTTGTATCGACTCGCTGATTAAGTGCTAAATTTCTGAATGTCGATTCAAAAGACGGCATCCTGTCCGCTCGGTCTGCCTGCTCTGACAAATCCTTTAAACTTCTAAATTTTCCTAGTGCTGGATTAGAGTCATACCAGGCTTTTTTGTCCAAAACTTTTGCATCCTTGTCAGCGCAATATAAATGAGAAACAATCCTATCATCTTTGCTTTTTTCTGCGTCGTCTAGCCAAATCGAAAACAAATCATTGTCATTTGAAGCTTGAGTGCTAATTGCAAATAGCATAGGATTTTCATAAGCCCCTTGAGCCGTAATGATTGCGTCCACAAAGTCAGATTGTGGGCCTTTAATCTGCCCAACCTCATCCAGTATTGCAATAAGCGGGCTTTTTCCGTGAGCCGTTTTACCCTCTGCCGATATGGCCGCATATTCAACGTTACGACTTAAGCCAATAATCATTTTTTTTGAGGGTATTGTCTTGCATCTTGCGCTTAATTCAGGGCTTAAATTGATCATTTTTGACGCATAGTTATACACTTCTGCAGCCTGATCTTTACTCATTGCCCCACTATAAAGCCTAGAATTCAAAACTGCTTCTGGCCCTGCAATAAAAACTATCAGCAAACAAGCAATTAAAGCCGTTTTAGCGTTTTTTCTAACAATTGATAGGTAACCCCGTCTAGTGCCTGCAGGATTGTCAAACACTGAATAAAAAAATGCTTGCTGGAAATTTTCAAGCTTGATAAATTGGCCGGTCAATGCGCCCTCTGGCACTCGTAGGTAACGCTCAACAAATGCCATTGCTTTTTCAGCCCTTGTTAGCTTGCTGACGGCCAATTTGCGCCAATCCCTGACCTTTGGTACAGGACCGCATCTAATCGCCTTTACCGTGCTTTCAGATAGTTTCATACTAGCAAGTCGTCCGCAACTTCCGCCCTTTTTTTTTAACGCTAACACGAAATTTTGACCCAAAAAAGGATTTTATGACTTTAAAAAAGCCAAAAAGAGCAAGAAGCGACTCAGCGAAAGCGGCCATTAATGCAGCGTTAAGCGCAGCTAGCCCTTTACCAGATTGTCCGGCTCACGTAAAGTTAAGAGAACATGACCAGCCATTTTGGCTAGACGTTTTACGTGCGCGCGCGCGAGATGAGTGGACGCAGGCAGATTTAATTGTGGCCGGCCAACTAGCTAGGTGCATGAGCGATATTGAGCGTGAATCAGCGTGGTTAGAA